CACTTTTTCTACATAATATAGCCATCTGCTGAGGTATGAAATCAAATCTATCGTCTACATTTTTACCTAACATAGACTCTATTTGCTTAACTTCTGCATACTCTCCAAAGGTCATTTTATCTAATGACAATTTTGGAAAATAATAGCCCTCTCCATTGTGGACAAATGACCAGCCACTATAATCGTCCTCTTGATTATCCTCGCTTAATAATCCGTTAAAGATTCCAATTATCTCACTTGCCTTATCATACGGCAGCCCATTTGCTTCTTCCCTTGAAATCCCTAACAACATAGCACAAACTTCTATTGTGCAATCCATCTCGTCTATTCCCCTTTTAATCTCATCTTCCTCTTGTGTCAAATCATACTTGTTTAACACTTTCCATAATTTAGTAAATTCAGCTACCTTTATTTCAGAATACTTTGATGGTATCTCTACCCTTCTTCCATCTACTTCTACTATAATCATATGCAAATATATTTATTAGTTTAATTAGTGTAGTGCAGTTTATCCGTAATAGGTAATTTTATTCGATACCTTTAATTCAAAATACATTCTCATCATTAGTGCATCAGAGAAATCTGGACTTCTGCCTATGTTTTGTTTTATTTTATCCTTACTTACTATTTGTAATTTATTGTCTTTATCCATATCTTTCATCTCAACAACTTCCAATTCTTGCACAATATAATCTTTTACTTTCATATCTGCCCTACAAAATATTTCTCCTTTGTTTACCTTCTCAGCTAATTTGTAATAGCATTGTGTTTTTAAGTTACTATAATTCTCTCCTAACAATGCTCTGCTATTATTTACAAATCCCTTGCATCCTCTAACCATATCAACAAGACCACCACCAACACCATCTTCATCTGCTATGATATTTCCTCTCCTTACCTTATATTGAATAGCCATTTTATTTACTTCATCAGCCAATGCAACAATGCTATATTTTTTAAATTGCTTTATTTCTTCACATCTCCAGCCATTCCAGTAACATATAACACTACTATCTGCACCAAATCGTGCTATATCAATACTCAAATAAGATTCTCCATCTGTTACAAAATTATTAGTAAACATATCATTAATAGCATCATAGTCAAATAACTTGTTCTGTGTATCATCATATTTCCAGTTTCCATTTAATAACCTTTCTCTACTGATTCTATCCAGCCTATTTAATTGTCCAATATAATGCTTACTAATATAAGGATTATCTGTTACCAATGATTTGACAAATCTTCTATGAGTTTCTAATGTGCCGTCCTCATCTGGTTTATAAAATTCTGTATATAGCCAATTCTTTGTCGGATTGCACGTTAGTAATATCTTTGGTATTAATCCATTATCATCTAATTGAAATCGTATTCTTGATGACAATATCTGAAATGCCCTTTGCGTTACTTCCGACGCTTCGTCTATAAATGCACCAGTAATCTCCATACTCCCAAGTTTGTCATAATAGGGGTCTGATGGATAATAGAATAAATCTTTAAATACTATTTGGCTTCCAGTTTTAAATGTTAGAAATCCAGTTTGTCCGTTGTATTTATAGTCGGCAGATGTTAGCCCTTGCATTTTAATTACCTCGAGAAGTGTGTTGTATGTGGTTGCTTTTAATGTATGTAATTTACTCCTTCCAATTAGCCATCTGGTGTTAGGATATTTTAAGCACATTTTTAATATCCAATAACACCCTAATAATGACTTACCCCCACCAGCACCACCACCGAACAACAGACTATTAGTTTTATTATCTTCTAATATATCTAATGCGATAGTTTGCTTTATTGATAGATTCATCTTCTATGCTTTAACTGGTATTTGTCTTCTCCTTGAAAATCAAAAGCATAATGACATTCAAAGCACAACAACTGAATATTGTCTTTGTCAAATTTTAATTCTGGATATAATCCTTTTGGCTTTATATGACTAAAATATTGTGCTAATGGCTCGTTACCTAAATGCCTTTTGCAATTAGTGCAAACGTGTTCACGTTCATTCCATATCTCAAAGAACATTTGTTTTTGACTATTCTTCTTTTTCATAATTTTTGATTTCTATAAATTTAATAGGCTCTCCCTCTGCCCCAGTGTGTTCAATATTCTCTGAATATCCTCTTGTATTGTTTATTCTATTAGCATACAATGTTGCTTGAACATTTCCCTTTTGTACTAATTGATAAACAGAGCTTTCGACAAAATCTCGTTTAGTCATCTGCACATCAATAACTAACTTTTTATACACTTCATCTTCTACCAGCCATCTGTAATGTGTTTGTCTTGCAATACCTACCACCTTACAAGCTGGTGTTATAATCCCTAATGATTTTTCTAATGCGATTAACATTTCTTGCTTCTTGACTGGATACAGATTATTAGCCAATGCTAAATCATCTACCATCATTTGCATTTCCTTCTCTATTATTTCCTTCTCCTTCTCGTTAATCTGTTTGGCATAGTGTGTAGTGTCGATTTCAGCTTTGTGTGCTTTGTCGCTTCCTCTGTCACTATTTGTAACATCTGTCATCTTATTTTAATTTATCTTCTAATTGTTTTTGACCTACTTCAATCGTTTCTAAACAATGGGGACAAGTTATTTCTATCATATTTTCTATGTTAGAATTTACTCTATCTGTAAATTGTGTTTCTTGATTTCCTTTAAATTTTTCAACATCTGATTCTGTTACATCATTAACAGTTACTCCAACAGATACATCTAACCATTGATGCAAATCTACATTAAAATATTTCTGCATCTGCTCAATCTCTCCTATCTCTCGTATCTCCATCATTAACTCATCAACACTCCATTCTGTTTTTTCTGATATTTTATTGTCTATGATTCGTAATGCTTTTGTGTCTTTTTCGTTTAAATTAGATATTTCGCAAGGAATTACTTCCCAGCCTAATTGCACTAACGCAGCAAATCTTCCGTGTCCATTTATTATTGTGTAGTCCTTATCTAATAATATAGTACCATTGAATCCGAATCTTGTGACAGATTCTTTTATTAGTTTTATTGTTTCAGTATTTTTTCTAGCATTTCTCCAATAGGGTTTAATCTTCCTTATTGGTATGTTTACTATTTCTTTTTTTAAATTCGTTTTTGGTTGCTTCTTCTCCATTGTCTTTATAAAATTTTCTTATGTTAATTTGTCTGTCAGTTTCCCAAGCTTTATTATAAGGTGTTTCCTTAAATAGTTTACTAAAGCCAGTTATATGTTTTAATCTTACTATCTCTTGTGATTCCATTCCTAACTCATTACAGATTTCTGCGTCAGACATACCATTCGAAAGCATTGTAAATACCATTGATGACATTCCATTAACGCTATGTTTTCCTCTTGCTCTGTTATGTCTTACTGTACTAGCCATTCTGTCATTGATTGCTTTGTTTAATACTACGATAGGCACTTTTCCTCTTGTTGATTCTGATATGTCTTTATATGTGCTGCAAATTAGGTGTCTGTGAAATCCATCTACAATTACATACTTATCTAATAATTCATCATATACAGTTACTATTGGCTGCGTATAGCCATCGTGAGATATTGATGTATGTAATAATTTTAATTCTACTTTAGCAACACTATTTGGATTATAATCATTTGCTTGTACATTATCAACATCTACCCATATTACATTATTTACTGGGTGCTTGTCGTAAAATTCTTTTTCCTCTTTATTTTGATTGCTCATATTCTTCAATTTCTTGTATTAGGTTTTCTTGTGGAATAAATTTGTTTTTTAACATTCTTCTTGTTCTAATTCCGTTTGTCCATTTAACGAAAGTTCCTACCTGTGGATTCTTTTTCCAGTTCTTCATTTTAGTATATTCAAAATCATTTGTTAAGATACTCGCTATTTGTGTTTTATATAAATCATCAACATCAACAAGCAAAACATATTTTCTATCCATATTAGCAAAAAACTTAACGAAACCTTCTCGGTACTCCTCTGTTATTAAATTTTCTAATAAATAATCCCTATACTCTTTCCAATCACTAAACATAAAGGGCAAAGTACTTAATTTTTTATATTGCTCGTGTCCTAATTGTGTTGTGGTGTTTATACCATCTAACCTTTTTGTTAATGCGTTCCAATTATTAGGCTCTATTTCTTGTAAATTATGCAGACCTTTTAGTGCCGTTTCGTGATGCAAATTACTAACCCTCATATCTCTAATAGGTACTCCCTTTTGATATAAAAAATCATATATCTTACAATACTCCCAGTCATTATTTTCAATCGCTTTCCAGACATCTGTATAACTCCAATCATAAATAGGATAAAAAGTGAAATGCTGCAAATCATTATTTAGTTGCTTTCCCCAAGTTATCCATTTATAAGTTACATCATACGTCAGACCCATTGTTCTTGCTGGACTTTCTTCTGCTCTAACTCCAGAAATATAGCACATAGGCTCGTTAGGATATAATGTTTTTGCTATTGCTGGAAAGAAATCAAAAAATTCTTTTGCACCAAATATGTTTTCTTTTATACTATTTTCTTCTTTATCTCGCATCCATTCTTCGCCATCTGCCCAAGCATTTAGCCAAGGGTTTTCAAATGATGTTGCATTATTAATTCTAAATGGTGCTTGAATCCAATACATATCTACCCTCTTGTCTGCTTGTACGTTTCGCATATAATTAATAACGTTCTCATATTCAGCTTCTTGGTCTAAAAAAATTACTCTTAAAGGCAATCTGTTTTTTTCTTCTGCTACTTTTAAAGCCATATTTAAACATACAGTTGAATCTTTACCACCACTAAATCCAACAACTACATTAGGAAAATCATCAAATAACAATCTCATTCTAACTAAGGTTTCATCATATACAGATTTTCCTTTATATACCCTTATCGTTCCTTTGTGTTCTTGTTTCATAGTATGTGAGTAATATCTAATAAATTATATGCTCTATCAAAATATTTGTTATCTTCTGCAATTAGTCCCCATTTATGCAATTCAGTAATAACTTCTTTAGGCTCAAAATTCTTACAAGAATAAGCATCAAACTGAAAATATTTAGCCTTATCCCAAGTATGCAATACTATATGAGATGTAGTTATTAATGCACACCCAGTTACTCCACCATTTTCTCCCCCCTCATATCCTACGTTTGGATTTGTTGCTACTCCTTTCATTAACTCCATATCTAAAACAGAAACCAAATCATTTAGCAAATTCCAAACATCTGCCTTTAATAAGGATTTCTCCATTTTACCTCTAATTATTAAGTGTTTATGCTCTATCATATTTTTTTCTATACTTTTCTAATGACGCTAATGCTTTATTATATCTAACGCTATTAAATTCGTTTCCAGCAAATTTCATTCCTCTTTTTATTGCAGCCATTCCAGTATTACATAATCCCATAAAAGGGTCTAAAACAATATCTCCTTGTTTTCCTATATGCTCAAAAATCATATCTGGTAAAACAAAGCCATCACATTTTACTCCATTTAAATCTAAATCAAATTTATATTTTGGATTAGTTGCACCTACTAAAATCTTGTTTGGAAGCCATCTGCTACCACTGCGATAGAACACATCAAATATCTGAATATTATGCACTACTGATTTTAATAAATTAGTTTGAAATTCTACTGCTGCTTTTCCAGTTTCAAGAACTACATATCCGTCAGTATGATTTTTTATTATATTCTGGATTGCTAATGTCATTTCTTCTAAAGTAATTACGTTATCTTCCGTAGTACCAGACATTTTATTTCGCATTGTATTCCAGTACTTTAAATTACCATCAGACCAAGGAGGGTCGCTATAAAATATATTTGCTTTATTACCTTCTAACAAAACTGATAAATCAGCTTTTTCTATTGATACGTTAGTAGTAATATGCTCTCCTACTTTTATTGATTCTGTCATATTTTTGCTCTATTAATTAAATTAGTTGTTAGTATTGTTTTATCCATTGTCCAATATTTATAGCCATTAGCATAATAATAATTATAATAATGTCCGTAGTTCCAATGCTCTTTTACGCTATTTTGGCTCATAAATGTTATTAGGCTAAACCATAAATCCATTTCATAATTCCAATGCTTTTCTAATACGCAGTAACTATGAGGGTGTTTAACGTATGTTTTAGCAAATTGATATTCAGCATTTTCCAACAGACTATCTGCTTGTTCTTTAGTTAGATTTGTTTTCATCTTTAAATAAGTGATTATTATTATTTGCTCTTACAGATACTCCCTTCCAAAAATATTGAATCATATACATAAATGACTGCGTTTCATTATAATCATTTGCAGCCATTATTTTACCAAAAACTTCTTGTGTCTGTTCATACTCATTGTCTGTTAGTTTAGCAGAAAATGTTTTGAATGTAGGCTCTGTAAAATTATTAATTCCTAACTCAAATTCTGTAAATCCAATATCAAGCAAAACTTCAATATCAAATTGATTTGCAAGTATGTCTTTATTCCAATGCCCAGTGTTTTTATTAAGCGATAGATTTAATGCTCTTTCTTTTTTTAAATTAAGATTAACATATTTAATAGGCACTTCGTTAATTCCTAACTCGGTAGCTACCCTATATCTTTGATGTCCTCCAATAATAACATTTTTCCTACCCCCATTACTGTTTACTATTAAAGGTTGCAATATACCATAGGTTGCTATGTTTTTTTTTAACTCATTATAATTTCTTTCAGTAATATCTCTTGGATTATAATCAGCAGTTTTTAACTGATTAATATTTATAGTGTTTGTCATTATATTGCTAAAATATAAAATTATTTTTAAAAGTAGTGTGTAATTCTTGCTATTTGTCCACTATCTTTCTCGTGTAAAAAACCTTCTACTGCTTTCGGTACTCCAGTAAATCCTTTACGACTATGCCAGGAATCTGTGCCTGATGGGCTTCGCATATATTCAACTGTAACACCAATATAATCTTTAGCGTCTAACCATTTATGTTTTACTTTGTGATGAATATGATGCAAATACCAGTATCTATGAGATGTTTTAGACCAGAGTAAAGGTTTCTCTTGAGCCATCAACAAAGGTAATTTATCCATTTTTGCACCATCTCCGTGTTCTAATCCTAATAAATTAGTTCCGTAAATATAATATTTCCTATGACTTACACTAATGTCAAATGATACATCATCTGCATTTCTAAACCAGCTTTGTAGAGTATGTGCTAAATGAAATCCAGATTGATAGTCGTGATTACTCATACAATGAACAATATCAACTGGAGCCACTGTTCGTAATATCTCTACACATTTTACATATAACGCTAAAGCAACTTCAAAATGTTCCCACCATTTACCATCTGTATCTTGATGAGTACCTTTTGTAGTTGTGCCGTAAACAGAATCTATATGTAGCACATCATTACCTATGCAGAATAAAACTTTTTCAATTTTAAATCCTTTTGTTTTTTTTAGCAATCCAACAACTCCATCAAGGACTCTGTTTACTGCTATACTATTATCGTATCGTTCTCCAGTTTCTTTTTCGTTTGCATATTTTCCTATATGAATGTCTGCTGGATTTATGACTAATAAATGGTTTCCAAGTGATCTTTCGATAGTTTCATAATGAGGACTATATTGCTCAATATAATCATTAACTTTTTTAAATATAGTATCTTCTTTTAATCCATAATCTTCTTTAGTAACTACACTAAATCGTAGTTCTCCCCCCATATTCTGCCAGTGCTTAACTGATACAACATCTTTTTTATCAATTCCTCTATCTTTTAAATGTAAATCTAATGCAGTGTTTCCGTTTACATTTATAACATCTCCTCTATGTTCATTGATTAACTCTACCTCATCTGCTGATAGTCGCAATCTTTTTCCTCCGTATTTTGTTGAATCTGTCATTTTCTCATACTCATTTTTAGCAAAAATAAGTACCCTATAATATCATTAACTGTATCTTCGGTATTGTCGTTTATGCCTTTGTTTTTAATCCTACTTAATTTGTCATCAAGTCTAGCACAGATTGCTTCGGTAGAATCCAATTTGCTAAATATATTAGGAGGATTTAATGCCGTGTTTCCGTATGCAGCATTTTTTTCTTTTAATAAATTTATTACTGATTTTGATACTTTATCTAATTCTTTATTGAATCTACTTTGCATATCTTACGCTATCTCCATTTATTACTTCGTAAGTATATGCTGGACAATTATCGGTAGATTTACAACTCGCATAGGTTATTAGTATAAATATTATACATATTTTTAATTTCATCTTTGTAGTTTTATTTTTAGCACTTCATTTTCTGCTTGTAAAAATTTGACTGTTACTCTTAATTCTGCTAAATCAGATTTTAAGTTTGCTATAATTTCCATAGTGTCGTCTTTGTATGATTCTAATTTATCTACTCTAGCCTTTAAATCATCTCTATATATTGTCTGTTCTGATTTTTCGTCTTTTTGTTTTTCTCTTTTTGTACGGATTAAAAACTCATAAAATTTCCAGCCACCAGCACCAAATACTACACTTATAGCAGTAATTATTATTGTAGTTAAATTATCAGACATTTCTATTTTTTATAAAATAGTATTTACTTTTATTTAAACTCTTATGTAGCTGCTCTCTTTTTAGTTTAATATATATCCATACCCACATACTAAAATACCAAGCAGTAATTAGCAAATCTTTAAAAGCAAATAAATCAAAATTATCTTCCGTATAAATACTGACTAAATATCTTACTGTACTAAATATATATATTACTAAATACATTCCTATAAATCTACATAGCCAATCTAAATTGTTTAAAGAAATAATAATTGATGCACTTAAAATTAAATAAACTAAATATAGCCAATAGGTTGATGGCTGACCAGCGTCTAAAAAATAAGCATAATCATACCATAAACAAGCATTGTTTAAGAAATCGCTTATACACCACCAAAATAACAACGTATGATAGTCGTAGTAAATTAGTATGTTCTTTATGTTTTTAAAATATAGTTTGATAATTAAGCTATTACTGTTTTAGATTCTAACCAACTTTCCCAGAAATTATTTTCAGATACTTGTATAATATCATAAAGGGTTTTGTTGATTGGATTTAATTCTATAACAAGGTTTTTATTATTTTGAATACGGCTAATGCTGGTGTTTAGTGTATATCTTACATACTTGTCAAAAATCTTTTTTGGTATGTGATAAATCTTTTTTCCTTCAATCTCCATAAACACAAATATATAAAAATAATCTTAACAGAGGTTGTACACTTAATCTCTGTATTCTTTTTGCAATTCTAATTTTATTAACTCTACATATAATTTGCTCATTTTATACATTGAAGAATTTTTATCATCTGAATAATCATTCATACATTCTTTGTGATTATGCAACGTGCTACATAATACTGTATAAGTCCACGTTACTAATCTTTGTGCTACTGTTTTTTTAAAAGTGTTTGATAATTCCATTTTTGTTATTTTTAATTATATGTAAATATACAATGTTTTTTTAGACTATGCAAATAATTTGCACATTATATGTTATTAAAGTCTGATTCAAATTTTGTAAGATTTCTGAATTTCAAGAAGTTATCTACCATTTCAGTCATATACATTGGTGCATTCATTGATTGATTAAATGTCTTTCCATTAGTTAACCAATGAGTACTGTTACATACAAATTCTAGTTGACCTACAGTAGCTTTGTAACCTTTAGTAGTTAACTCGTTTTTTAATTTTGTTTCTAGTGATGTTAAATTTCTCATTTTGTATGTTTAATTATATGTAAATATACAATTAAATTCCATACTATGCAAATATTTTGCAGTTTATTTATTAGTATTTGATGTGAGCCAATCCCATTCTGAATTATAATGAGATACTCTTTTTCCGTAAATATCTTCAACAATGCCTTTAATTTCGCTTTGTTTTATCTGGTTTAATCTTGCTGGTATAACTTTCATATAATTACACTCATCACAACATCTGCCTACTTCATTAATTGGATATGCACTATTTGAATCTTCTTCCATCATTTTTACTGCACAAATGCAGCACGTTATTTTTTTGCTCATAATCATAATATTTAAAAATTGTTAGTCTTTATAAGGTAACCAACTATAACCATTGTCTTGTATGATTTCTTTTTTGATTTCTTCTTGCAAAACGTTTTGTCTTTTTTCGTATTTAATACCTCTGTATTGTGGGAAATCTTGTTGTAGTTTTGCTCTTGCTCTTTTAATTGTTGGTGCTGCCGTTAATTGTCCTTTAGCATACCTATCTAAAAAATCGTGTGCATCAGCCCATTTATATCCATCTCCGTTATTTATGTCTGATAGTTCCTCTGCCCAAATGTTTGCTGATAATTTTCTATCATCATCTTTACAATGAGGATTCCTATCTAACATTCTTGCAACTTTTTGTTTTACTTGTCTGAATTTTATCATAATTTATATGTCTTTATATTCATTATCATTGTAAATATAAAACATATTTTTATTGTATGCAAATTAAATAGACAAAATGTTTATTTTTTTTAATCCTCTACTTTAGTGACTAATATTCTATATAAAATATATGCTATTAATAGCAAAAAAAAATTAGTCATTTCTCATATAATTATTTAATTCATTTATTGCTTCTTGAAATCCAGTACATACTACTGCCTTATATCCTCGAGCATTTAAATCTGATATCCATTTTACTTGATGAGGGCTTGGATAATTACCTTTTACTTTTAATTCTATTGCTAATCCGTTAAATTTATTTTTTGGCTCGTAAACAAACATATCTGGAAAGCCCTTAACATAGCCACTAGATTTCATTTTAATTGCTTGAGACATTGATGTTCTCATACCTCCAGCACTTGCACAAAATAAAATTTTTGGATATGACAATAGCATATAATCTACCAATGATTTTTGGAGAGAATGTTCTGGACTACCTTGTCTTCTTCTTTTTGTTTTCAAAGAATATCTAATTCTCTGTTTGGTGTGATGTCTATTGTACCATCATCTGTTCCTTTTATTTCTTCAAACAATAATTCTTGGACAATCCTATTTAGGGTTTTCTCTGTAATATTATATTTTTTTGCAGTTTCAGATGGTAGTTCTACATTATTTATAATTTGAATAAATATATCTTTTTTCATTTCCAAAGTTAAATCTCTAAATTGTAATTTTTTCTTCATTTATATTGTATTAAAATTTATCCAGCCACTACTTCTATTTGAATTATCTCCTTTGGTTTTGCTATGCTCATCTTCTGCATTTCTTAATATGGCTTTATCCCTTTGTTTCTCATATTGTGCAATCCAATCCATAATAACTCCCCCATCTAATCTCTCATATACCTTTCCAAATCTTCCCAACTTCGCCATCTTTAAGCATAATCCTATATCATACATTGTGTAGTGTTTATATTCTGAAATTATTAAATCGGCTATGTCATATAATGTTTCTTCATTCAGACCATTCTTAACATTGAAAAATTTACTTGCTTCTATTAGTAATAATACTACCTCATCTGTTGTAGTTTCTTGATTGATTCTTGACAATTTACTAATTGATGGAGTGCTTTCCAGTTCGTCAATTATTGTAACGAGATTTAAATTTCTTACTTTTCTTTTAAACTCTTGCTTGTTGTTTGCTATGAATCCTAGCTCGTATTTTTGCTTCAATACTATCTGATTTTCCTTTTCCATTATTCCTTAATTGATTTAAAATGTTTATTAGATTACTATTTATCTGTGTTAATTTCATTTGCTTTTTATGAAATTCGTCTAATGATTCCCATCTATCCAATATGAATCTCCACGCTTCCACTAATTCACTTTGGCTCTCTCCCTTTACCTCATTACTTAAATACTGTATGATTTGCTTTAATGCTTTGCCCTCTGCACCATTCATCTTAACCCCTACTCCTATTCTCTTTTTTAGAAATTCATCATATACTGCTACAAAATTTGTATAAGGCGATTTTTCGCCATTATTAGATGTATTATTATCTGTATTATTATCTTGTATTATTATGTTTTCAGAATTTGAAACGCTGCTTTTAGATTTTCTTACGACTGGTTTATCATCTTTAATATGCTGGTTATCAGCTTCTTGCAGACTGGCTTTTAAAACTCTTTTACGACCATCAAAACTTTCTTGATAAATAAAACCTAACTCTTTTAATTTTGTAATTCCTAATGATATTGTTGTAGTTGAAACCCCTATAAAATCTGCGAAGTATTTATTTCCAGCAAAACAACCTTGCTCATTATCTAAACTTTGTATCTCAATAAGAAGTATTTTTTCTACTAATGTTAATTCTGGATTAAGGTATATATCTTTGGGAATCCAGACCCCTTTAAAATCTCTATTCATTTTGTGTGTGTGTTTGTATCCATAAATATAGCAATTAATTTTCTATCATTCAATTAATTTTTCAACTATTTGTAAACTATCTCCGTTATTAACAAAATTATGAGTATTAAAAATCAACCCAGCAATTTCTTGATATTGTGATTCAGTAGCATTTGCTATGCTTATTACTTGCGATAATTTTAACTGCAAAGGATTCTCCATTATTAATCTTGTTGTTGGAGGACTCGTGTCTATTAAACTTGTAATAGTCGTTCTGTTAAATCCTTTTGCGTTTAGGTACTGTTCTAGTATATTCATTTTCTAATTTTTAGTTTATTTTTAAAAGGGCATATCGTCTACATCTGTAAATCCAGTAGCAGTTTGATATTCTTTTGTTGATTTAATTGTTGTCTGTAACCATTCTGGACATTCATTGTCTAACCATTCTGTGTTAAAATTATCATTATAGTTAAATTGGAATGTTGGATTTATCTGATTAGGTGCTTTTGTGCCTTTCATTAATGGGCTAATTGTAGATATTAAAGCGTATTCTTTTCCTTGCTTACTTGTTTTATGTACTACTGAAATCATACATTCTGTCCCTAGTAGTTTAGTAATATCAAAATTATCTGCTTCTGCATCTGTAAATCCTTTCCCTCTCCAAGATTCAAGGTCTTTTCTTAAATTACCTTTCTCATACATTGTCAAAGTATATTCCTTGCTAATTGACATAGGCATATTTTTATCTTTAAAATCTCTCATTTCGCTTGGTACTTCAAAACTTAAACGGACTTTATTAGTTAATTTTTGTTCTCCCATATATTCCCATTTTACAGTTCCTATGTGTATCATTGAGTAACATCTTGCTATGTGAGTACCACTTGGTAAAATCTCATAATCTGTTGTGCCTATTGGCTTTGGTGCTATAATGCTCATAATGTTTTCTATTTTAGTGTTTGTTATTATTATCGCAAATATACAAAATATTTGTATCTATTGCAAATTGTCTGCCGATTGTTTGCTCATTTTAAATGTGTCTGATTCTAAATTATTTAGACTTTTAGTGTATCTATGTTTAAGCACCTCGCTACTAATTATTTTGTGCTTGTATGATATTGAATATAATTTAAGTCTACGCTGATATTTTTCTAATTCTGTTATAGGCATCTCATTACACATATCTATTATTTCTGCATATGTTTCTAAGTAGTGTTTTTTCCAATCTATATCCATTATCCTATATTATTTATTATTAATGTTTTCTTACCTCTTGCTACATATATCTCATTGTAGAAATTAAATTTTTCTTCAAATTTAGTATTATACTCATCTAATGTTGGTAGTGTATTTGTATCATCTGAAAAACATATTTCTTTCCAGTAACTATCTTCCTTTAGTTTTTTGTATAAATAAACCTCATCTATTGGAAGACCTTTCAAATGGTTTCTGATTTGAAGATGCGTTCCAAATATTCTAAAACTTTTTTTCTCGTATTTTAAATCTGAAAAGTTAAATCCAGTTGATTGGTCTTTTACTATCATTCCTACGTTTTGTGTTTCATAAAGAACGATATCCTCTATGAATCTTGGCTCATTATTACTAATCATTTTGTATAACGTTTTTAATTAAGTCATCTATTTTTTCAATATGCTCATCTGAATTTAAAGCAATCTCTGTTTCGAATGTATTTACAAGAGGATTATTAACATAATCTGTATTTACTAAATCGATAAATCTGATTATTTTTATCACAAATGCACCACCTATCTTCCAATTTGTTGATATAATTGTACGTCTTGACCTTTTTCTTGTTGCACTTAAATCATTACTCATTAGTGAATATGCGTGTCCTATGCCCTCGCATTGTGTTAAATTTGTCAATACCTCATTGTCTAAATACTGCGTTTCTTTGTATAACCAATATTTAGATTCGCTTACATTACTATAATCTTGTATTACTTTCTCGCTATTTAAAAGGTACGATAATTGAGATTCCAATTCTTTTCTAAATATAATACAACTACATAGTTTATCTATTGGGTGTATTGTGATGTTTTTTGTCTTTGATTTCATAATAGTTTTTTTTTTAATTTTATTAGTACGCTTTACCAATTTCAATTTGCACTCTGTTTAATGTATCTCCACTGCTTAGTAGGACGTTAAATCCAACTATTGCTACAATCGTTGCTTCGACTACCTCGATACCTTTAAACATAATTTCTTTTTCGTATCGTACTTTTTGACCTATTG